CAAAACCGGCTGGGGACTCTCGATTTTTACGCCGCAGGTTTTGAGTTTTTCAGGGTTGTGGCGAAGCCATAGGCTAAAATCATAGAGAAAAATGTTTTAAAGAGCAAGGCTATTATAAAAAACATCGAAGCAAGGAGCGGCAAATGGGCAAACGAGGACCGAAGCCAACACCTACAAAAGAAAAGCAAAGGCTGGGAAATCCGGGCAAGCGGCCAATAAACGGAAATGAGCCTGAGCCGACTGGCCATCCGGAACCACCTGACTATCTGGATGAATATGCAAGGGCTGTTTGGGATCGGATTTTATTAGCCATGGACAATCGGCTTTATACCGCATGCGACACGGAGATTTTAGCGGCTTACTGCCGGGCTGCAAGCTTACTTAGAAGCGCGGCTTACGTTAATTCGCACGGAAGATTCCAGGCCTATCAGGACGGCTATATTACCCAGGGCCAGTATGCGGAAACCGACAGTCTGGATTGGCTCCGGATCGAAAAAAATCAATCTAACCTTTTGGCGACTACCGGCACACGTCTGGGGCTTGATCCTGCCGCCCGCGCAAGCATTAAAGTCCCGGAAAAGAAACCAGCCGGGAAGTTTGGCGAATATGGCGTGGTGCAGGGCGGGAAAAAATAAGCATGGCATACCGTAAACGTGCAAAAGCTGTCATTGATTTTATAGAAAAATTGACCGTGCCTTCTGGTGTGGGCCAGGGCGAACCTTTCAAGCTCCGCCCTTGGCAGAAGCGGTTTATTGATAAGGTTTATGGGCCGCAAACAAAGCAGGGTAAGCGTATTGTTTCACAGGCGATTTTTTCTGTTGCCCGGAAAAACGGGAAAACAGCATTAATCGGTGCGCTTGTGCTGGCGCACTTATGTGGGCCGGAACAGGAAATCAATGGAGAAATCTATTCGGCAGCAAATGAACGTGAGCAAGCGGCCATTGTTTTTAAATTTGTCGCTCAAATGATCAGGCTTGAGCCTGAATTATCTGAAATACTACGTATTGTGGATAGTACGAAAACGATTGTGAATTATGCAAATGGTATGGTGTATCGGGCAATATCTGCTGAAGCTGGCAGCAAGCATGGCCTCAACCCTTCTGTGGTGATCTATGACGAGCTTGGCCAGGCAAAAAACCGGGATCTCTACGACGCTCTTGACACGGCGATGGGTGCCAGGGAAGAGCCGCTTTTTTTTGTAATCAGCACACAAAACCCAGACCCGCAACACATCCTTTCCCAGCTCATTGATGACGGCCTGGGCAAAAAAGATCCCTCTATTGTGGCTGAAGTCTATACTGTGCCTGAAGATACGGAAGATATATTTGACCAGAAAATATGGAAGCTTGCTAATCCGGCCCTGGGCGATTTCCGGTTGATGAAAGATTTTAAAAAGCATGCCAATCGTGCAGCCAGAATGCCGTCTTTTGAGTCAACTTTTCGGAACCTGTATTTAAATCAGCGCATTGATGCAAAAAACCCGCTTATATCCAGGGCTGAATGGTCTGGATGCCAGGCTGACGTTAAAATAAACCCCGGTGAAAAAGTATTCTTAGCCCTTGACCTATCTTCCACAACTGATCTTTGTGCCCTGGTTGCCATATCTGCCGAAGATGGGGACCGGGTTGCTGCATGGTTCTGGAAACCTGGCGATATTATAGATGAGCATGAAAGGCGTGACCGGGTGCCTTATAGAACATGGATTAATCAAGGGTTTATTGATGCACCAGCAGGCCGGGCCGTTGACTATGGTTATATCGCCCAGAAGCTTGCAGAGATAAATGCCGACTTTGATGTTTTGGGTTTGGCGTATGACCGCTGGCGAATTGAGATATTCCTCAAAGAGCTGTCTGCTATAGGTGTTGACTATTTCGTGGACGGGAAAGAAGATGCTAAGCCTGGTGCTTTACGCCTGGTTCCATGGGGCCAGGGTTTTAAAGATATATCTCCGGCTATTGATGCGCTCGAAACATCTGTGATCAATGGTCAATTAAAGCACAATGGGAACCCGGTGCTGACATGGTGCATGTCAAACGCCATGGCGATAACAGACCCGGCAGGAAACAGGAAGCTTGATAAATCAAAAAGCCGGTTCCGGATTGATGGGGCTGTGGCTTTGGCGATGGCTAAAGGGTTGAAGGCAAGGGATATTGAGATAGAACCAGAGGTTATTGACGAATGTTTTATTGATATGGGGGATGATGAATGATTTGCCCTTACTGTAAGTCGAAAGAATCACAGGTAATCCGCTCTGAAAAGTTTGATACAGTTGTGCGGAGGTGGAGGAGGTGTAAGCGGTGCGGCAATGAATTTGTTACAGCAGAGGAAATTATCCAGGTGCTTTCAAAATACCCACCACAAGTGGCAATTGCAAAATAATTGCTATATATGCACATATAGCACCCAAAAACTTGCCTGCCCTATATAGTGTATCAGATAATGCCTTGCAATGACAACCTTTGCAAGGGGCATTCCTTTTGAAATTATGGCCGTTTCCACGCAAAAATAAAGCGAAAGACAAGGTTAAAGATTCTTACAACGGCGAGATATCTCTGGATCAAGCCATTGAGTTGATCGCAAATGAGATCGGCGCCACAATCGGCGGTAAATCTGGCTCTGGTTTTGCCGTCAATGAAGAAACGGCAATGCGTTTTTCAGCCGTGTATGCGTGTGTCTCTCTGCTTGCCGGCACTATAGCGGCTCTTTCATGTGAGGTTTTTAAGCGAGTCGGCACCGATGAAAGAGACTATGCCTTTAACCATCCCGCATTTAAGCTTGTCAACACCCAGCCAAACAACTTTATGTCCGCCTATATTTTCTGGGAGACCATTGGTTACGACTGCTTTTTGTCCGGAAACGCTTATGGCGTGATTGGAAGAAACGCAAGTGGTGTCCCGTCAAGCGTTTCCTGGCTGCCATCCAGATCCGTGACCCCGTTTTACAATCCGGACAAAACCCGGATCTGGTATCGGGTTCCGATGGCGGGCGGGAAAACAGTTGTGTTTGACCAGGATGATATTTTGCACTTCCCGTGCATTGGCTGGGATGGGTTGCAGGGCATGAGCCCGATAAAGGCAGCCCGGGAATCAATTGGCCTCGGCCTGGCTGGTGAAAACTTCAACTCAAAGTATTTCACAAACGGCGTGCAGTCAGATATTGCCATCAGCTTTCCAAAACCCTTGGGGGAAGAGGCGAAAAAAGCTTTTAAAAAATACCTCAAGGACCGATATGCCGGGCCGGACAATGCGCGCATTCCCCTTGTGCTTTCCAGTGATGCCAAAGTGACCAACCTGCAAATGAACGCTGAAGACGCGCAAATGATGCATAGCCGTGTTTTTCAGATTGAAGACATCTGCAGATTTTATGGTGTGCCGCTCCATCTTGTTTCATCGACTGAAAAATCAACCTCGTGGGGCTCAGGCATTGAGGAGCAAACCATCGGCTTTGTTAAGTTTACTCTACGCAAGCGGGTCAAAATGATGGAACAGGAGATCAATCGAAAATTGATTCGCTCAAACCAATATTTTTGCAAATTCAATATGGAGTCATTACTGCGGGGCGATGTCAAGACCCGGGCTGAATTTTACAAGGTAGCTTTGGGCGGCAACCAGGTGCCGGGCTTTATGACAGTAAACGAATTAAGAAAGCTGGAAAACAGAAAACCATTTGAAGATCCAAAATACGATCAGCCCTATGAGCCGCCCCAAAAAGACGAAACTAAAGAACCACAGCCATTAAGGAGAAACGAGGCATGAAACACCTCAGAATCCAAAATAAATTAAACAGCAGCCCGAAGCTTCGGGCCTTTATGAAAACAGTGCCGGTCAAGGCTGAAGTGTCCGGCAACGAGGCCACGATATTTCTTTATGACGAAATAGACGATTTCTGGGGGGTGTCGGCCCAGGATTTCGTAAAAGAGCTCAATTCCATTACCGCTGATGTTGTGCACCTTCGTATGAATACCCCTGGCGGTGACGTATTTGCAGCCAGGGCGATGGAAACAGCAATCCGCCAGCATAAGGCCAAGGTGATTGCTCACATTGACGGCTTTGTGGCGTCTGCCGGGACTTACATAGCAGCTGCTGCAGATGAAGTGGAGATCGTGGAGGGCGGTTTTTACATGATCCACAACGCGGCATCCCTTGTCGATATCCTTGGGTATTTTTCGGCCCAGGACCTTGAGGCTCTCAAGCCGGAAATTGACAAACAGATTGACCTATTGGCCAAGGTTGATGACTCGATTGTCAACAGCTACGCCCAAAAAACTGGCAAGGAGACTGGCCAAATCCGACAATGGATGGCAGAAACTACCTGGTTTAATGCAGAAGAAGCCCTTGAAAACGGCTTTGTTGACCGGATTTATAAGGGTGAAGTTGCAGAAAATAAGTGGGATTTGTCCGTTTATGCCAATGCTCCAGACATCAAACCATCAAAACCGGCGATGGACAACCAGCCGTCGGATGTGGATACGGCGGCGCTGCTGCGGCGCTTAGAGCTTGAAATAAATCGTTAATACCAACACAAGGAGAACAAAACAATGAAGGGAATTCAGGCATTAAGACAAAAAAAAGCTGAGCTCGCTGCCAAAGCCAAAAAGCTTATTGATGAAAACGGCGGCGATAAATGGACCGATGATTGCCAGGCCCAGTACGATGAAACCATGCGCGAACTCAAAGCGGTCAATGGTGAAATCGAGCGGTTTCAGGCATTGCTGGAAGAGGCGGGCGGTAGTCTTGAAAATCTCGGTCTTGACGGTCAGAACGATCCTGACCCTGTACCTGCTGTGGCGGCTGGAGCCACACAAATTGAGGTCAAACACAAACCAGTCTACCGTAACGTCGGCGAACAGATGCAGGATGTACGGGCAATGACTCTCGACAATGAAGATGCGCCCAGGGCCAGGGACCGGTTTCAGAAGGTTGTTAATGCGGCCAGTGGTGCCAGCACCGGTGTGGATTCTGATGGCGGGTATCTGGTGGAAACTGACAAAGCTCAAAGTATTATGAAGACCGCCGTTGAAACCGGTGTTTTGTCTTCAAGATGCACCCGTCAGCCCATCGGTGCTAATTCTGACAGCTTTTCATATCTGGCGTTTAAAGATCGGGATCGCAGCGCCGGCACCATGCTGGGCGGCATCCAGGTATATCGCAAAAGCGAGGCAAGCAAGATGTCATCCAGTGGCAAGGCCGCCCTTGAAGAAAGAGAACTCCGCCTTGAAGACATGTACGGCCTGATTTATGTCACCAACCGCATGCTGCGAGATGCTGTGGCTATGGCTGAATACACCAAACAGGGCCTCCGCGATCAGCTCGCATTTAAACTTGACTACGAAATCTGGCAGGGCAACGGCTCCGGCCAGTGCCTTGGTGTCACCACGAGCGATCTGATTGTTTCGGTTGCAAAGGAGTTAGGCCAGAATGCGGATACTATCGTGGCTGAAAACGTGGTCAAAATGCTGGCCAGGTTCAAGGGCAACATCGCAACCGCTGCCTGGTTTATCAATCAGGACTGTATCCCTCAGTTTCCCCTTATGACCATTGGCGATCAGCCTGTTTTTGTGCCTGGCGGATCTCTTGCAAACGCTCCTTTCGGCGCATTGCTTGGCATCCCCATCGTGCCGATTGAGTTCTGCTCCACCATTGGGGATCTCTACGACATCGTCCTGGGGGATTTTAGCCAGTACCTGTTGATTGAAAAGGGCGGAGTTGAGGAAGCCGAAAGTATCCATGTTCGGTTCCTCTATGATGAATCCTGCTACCGGTTTATAGCTCGAAACAACGGGCAGCCCATGCATGATTCGCCGATTACACCGCTTAATGGTAGCAACACCCTGAGCCCCTTTGTGGCGCTTGCCGAACGCGGCTAATTAAATAATACACAACAAATCATCAGCATAAGGAGAAAAAACTATGCGAGGTTTTAAAACATTGTCCCAGAACATCCCGCCCATTGAGGCTATTTCACCGGGGACCACTGGCGATGCTGACAGGTATGGAGACTGGATCAGCCTTAAAAACGCCCCCAACGGTGTTGCGGTTGTGGTCCATGTGGACCAGGCCAATGCTGCACAGCCTACCATCTCTATTAATCAATCAACAAGTGTGGATGGAGGCGGCAGCCCCACTGATGAAAAAGCCATTGCCAAAGAGGTGCCGATTTTTACAAATCTGGATTGCGCTGGCGGCGATGCACTCACAGAACAGGATGCAGCGGTGTCCTATAAGCTTGATGCAGTCGTTAAGCACAAAATAGTTGTCATGGAGGTCAAGCCTGAACACTTGGATGTTGATAATGATTTTGATTGCATCCGGGTTAAGGTTGCCTCCAGCAACGTCGCAAACCTGATCAGCGCCATGTATCTGCCTCTTGGCCAGCGGTATCCGTCAGAATCCATGATCGCTGACTAAAAAAAAGGCTGAATTTGAATGGAGGCTAACGTGCGAGTACGACTAAGCAGTAGATGGGGGGCCAGATTGCCTGGCTCCATTGTGAGCGTGTCTACCGAGCGGGCTATATATCTACGCGATGTTTTGCGGATTGGCAAGATTATAGATCCCGTGCCCAAGGCAGCAGAAAGGGCGGCTGCAAAAAAAAATATTATTAACAACGCCCCTGAAAAGGAAAGTAAGAGCGAATGAGCGCGGTTATCATCATAGCGGGAGGCCCATCTTTAACTAAAGCAGATGTTGAGCTTTGCGAAAAGTCGGGCCTCCCGATGATGGGCATCAATAACGCATATCTGATAACCGACAAGCTTAAATACCATTACGCATGCGACACTAAATGGTGGAAGTGGGCATATAGCGCAGGTGAAGATGCACCGCCATACCCCCCACAGGATTACACTAAAAAATTCAGCTTGCAGCGAGAGTTTAATCCCAAGAGCCGAGAAAAAAATATTGATCCAGGATGGCCAGGCGTTTTTCAAATGCGCATGGCAGAACGCCAGGGGCTTAGTACGACATGGCCGTATGTATGCTGGGGCGGCAATTCCGGGTATCAGGCGATCAACCTGGCTTATCTGCTCGGGTATAAGCGGATTATCCTGCTCGGATATGACATGAAACCAAATGGCAAACAGTCACATTGGCACAAGGATCATATTTTTTCCGGGTCCACAAACCCGTGCAAAGGAACGTTTATCAGGTGGTTAATGGATTTTCAAGCCTTGGCAGGATCAATTAATAAAACAGATGCCACTGTGGTTAATGCCACCCGCAGCACGGCACTTGATTGCTTTCCGAAAATGCCACTGGAGGATGCTTTATGGCAGCAGTGAAACCAGCGGTTAAGGCCAGAGGTGATGAAATTTTAAAGCGGATTAAGGGTATCAAGCGCCCCATCGTGGCTGAAATCGGTGTAGCTACCGGCAACCTATCCAAGTATCTGCTCCGGATGCGCAAGGATTTAGAACTTTACATGGTGGACAACTGGCGGGCCGAAGCAGATCAGCCAGATCATTACCGTGCCACTCGGGACACAAACGCCCATGTGACGGCAGAAAAGCAGGAGCAAAGAAAAGCCTCGGCTTATCTTTTAGCAAGGGAGTTCAAAGGCCGGGCTGAAATTATCGAGACGGATTCCGTGTCTGCTGCCGGTCGCTGCCCGGATAGCTTGGATCTGGTTTTTATTGACGCAGACCATAGCTATGAGGGAGTCAAGGCGGACATTAAGGCCTGGCGCGGCAAGGTAAAGCCTGGTGGGTGGCTTGGCGGACATGACTATGCAAACACAGATCCCCGGTTTGCTTTTGGCGTCACGCAAGCAGTGGATGAAGTTTTCGAGAAGGTTGAGCTTGGCGCAAACTTTACATGGTGGGTGCGAATTTGATTATTGACCATGATCGGAAATTTATTTTTGTGCACGTGCCAAAGACCGGCGGGCAAAGCATAACCAGCGTGCTTGGGGGTAAAACACCGGACGTGGCTACGCACTCCCCTCTGTATGCCTATGATAATCCGGATTATTTCCGGTTTGGGTTTGTTCGTAACCCCTGGGACCGGATGGTCAGCCTTTATCATTTTCTATGCCAAAAGACGTTTAAGCAGTCTGATAATTTCAAACAAGATGAGGTCCGGGCGGCCGGATTTAAGGCGTGGCTGATGAATCATGAATTTTTCATGAAAGAAGACTACTTGCCTGCTGGCGAGTGCTGGGTAGTGGGTGGCAAGGATAAAGATCGCATGCTGCCCATGCAGCAGCGGTCTCAATTGTTTTGGCTTGATGGCTGTGATTTTATTGGCCGGTTTGAAAGCCTGGCAGAAGACTTTAGCAAGGCTTGTGAAAGGATAGGCATCAAGGCAAGGTCGTTGCCACATATAAACCCGACAAGGCATAAGCACTACCGGGAATATTACGACGATCAGACAGCCGAGTGGGTCGCCTGGTACTTCAGGGATGAAATCATCAAATTCGGATACGAGTTTTGAAAATCCTAACTGTCTATAAATCAGGCGGCGATTATAAGCCGGAGCATGTGGACACTCTAAAATCACAATGCGCTAAATATGCTCCAGGTGTTCCGTTTGTCTGCCTTGATGACGACTTGCTTTGCCATTCTTGGCCTGGATGGTGGTCCAAGATGGAAATGTTTAAGATCCCCGGTCCAGTGCTCTATCTGGATTTAAGCAATGTCATAACCGGCATGCTTGGGCCTCTGCTTAGGGCGGCTAAGGAATATGATTTTATCGTTAACCGAGATCCGAACGGGCATCAAAGGCTTGTGCAGTCTTGCGTTATGGCTTGGTCTGGCGACATACACTATCTGTATGAGATATTTCATGCTGATGCTGATCGTTACATGACAGAATTTTCAATTCCCCGCTGGTGGGGCGATCAAGGCTTTATTGAAAAGCATGCCAGGTTTTGGCAATACTGGCAGGATATTATGCCTAATGCTGTTGCAAGTTATAAAAAACACTGGCTGACCGGCAAGATAAAAAACCCGGTAATTATAAACTATCACGGCAAACCGAAGCCATGGGAGGTGGCATGATTACCCGCGTTGTTACACAACCACCTGTTGAGCCGGTAACACTGGCAGAGATTAAAGCTCATTTGCGGGGTATCACGCACAGCGATCATGACGAAGAATTATCCGGGTTGATTGCCGCAAGCCGCCAACATATTGAGCGCATCATTGGCCGGGCATTGGTGCAGCAGACGCGGGCAGTAAAATACCAGGCATGGCCGAAAGGCAACGTATTCGAGTTGCCATATCCGCCAATTCAGTCAGTAATGTCACTGAAATATACGGACACAGATGGCACGGAGTACACGTTTTCATCGGATAATTATAGCGTTGACGCTACATCTGAGCCGGGCCGGCTGGTTTTGGGTTATTCAAAGTCCTGGCCGTCTACAACCTTGCATCATCCGGAATACCCCATTGAGATTACATACGTCTGTGGGTATCCGGCAATTGAAGAGAGCCCGCCGGATTACCGGGCCAATATCCCGGATGGCATTAAAAACGCAATCAAGCTCGATGTTGAGCGACGGTATGACAAGCCTCCGGAAGGATACGCGGAACGGCTTGATCAGGTAATTGATATCCTCTTGGCACCTTATAAGGTTTGGTGGGCATGATCTCAGGCCGCATGGACAGAAAAATAACGATCAAACCGGCTGTGGCCACTCAGAACGAGTACGGCGAAGAAATAACCAGCCATCCGGAATCTGCATGGATCGAAACGTTTGCGGAAGTAAAGCAGCAGTCAGCTCGGGAAGTGTGGCAAGGCGGCAAGGTTTCGGAAACGGACACCTTGTTTCGTACCCGGTACATGGCCGGATTTGATGAAACCGCCCTGATCTCCTTTGAAGGAACAGATTATGAAATTACCGGCAAGCCCAGGGAGCTTGGCAGACAGGACGGCCTTGAAATCATGGCAAAGGCGCGAACATGACAACTACACACGAAAAAAACGCTCTTAATATCAGCGCCGAACGACTGACTAAGTTGCTGAAGGATTTTCCAGAACGTTTGCAAAGAGATATCATAAATGCCGCAGCCGCAGCCGGTGCCAATGAAGTAAAAAAGGCGGCAAAGCAAAACATTAAGGCCAACGGGTCTTTTAAAACAGGCCGCCTTTATGAGTCTATCCGCAGCAAGAAAAAGCGCGGCGTGCATGGTGTTTATCAGGTTTTTTCGGATAAGACAGCAGGATACAGCCACCTCGTGGAATTTGGAACCGGGCCCAGGAAGCTGGACAAGCCCAAGGATGTCAAGATTGGAAAAAACTGGGTGACAATCACTCACACCGGCACTATGCCTGCAAAGCCGTTTTTCCGGCCAGCACTCGACGAGAACCATAAGCGCGTCATGCAGGCAATAGCCAATCGGCTGGCAAAACGCATGGCAAAAGAAGCGGGAAAGATGGCCCAGGATTATCGCACACTATCAAAAAGCTATCGAAAGAAGATAGCAAAATGAAGCACTTGCCCGAGCAACGGTGCCCGACATGCAACAAGCTCTTGTACCGTGGATACCCCATGCGAATACAGATTAAGTGCGCCCGGTGCAAGTCGATTGTGTTCCACGAAATACTGGAGATGAAGCAGGATATAAATGAGCATCGAAACCGGATTAAGAACACACCTGATCAATAACGCTGCCGTGTCGGCCTTGGTTGGCTCCAGGGTCTACCCCATGCGACTGCCCCAGGGCTTTGCCCTGCCAGCTATTAGCTATCAGCGCATCAGCGGGCCACGTCAGTATGATTCAGTCGGTGCCACCGGTCGGGTGCATCCAAGGTTCCAAATTGATTGCTGGGCGGAAACTTATGCCGGCGTCCGGGATCTGGCGAACAAGGTCCGCCTGGCGTTAAATGGTCATCGCGGCCCCTTGGGGGGTGAGCCTAATGTGGGCAGTATTGAGCTTGTAGCAGACAGGGATGATTTCGAGGAAAACACGGAGTTTAACCGGGTGATCCTTGAATTTATCATTCCATATTTTGAAGAAACGTAAACCATAGAATAGGAGATTTAAAAATGGCTGATGTAAATGTTTATGCATCTAAAGGAATTGAACTGCAGAAAGGCGACGGCGGCAGCCCGGAGACTTATGCAAAAGTCGGCGGTGTGCAGGACATGCCCGCGATCCAGACAGCAAAGAGCGTTAAGGACCGGACGGGCGTTAATGACACAAACAGGGATAAAGGCCTTGGCATCGGAGAGCCGGGCAATTTCTCACTGACGTTGTTTTGGGACCCCGACGAGGCTTCTCACAGTTCCTTAATCACGGCTCACAACGACGAAACCAAGGATAACTACCGTATTGTTTGCCCTGACTCCCCCCCAACAGTCTATGAGTTCAAGTCATTGATCTCCAGCTATTCCACGCCATATGCCGGAGTAGATGGCGATCTGATGTGGGATGTCAATTTTGAGTTGGTGGAAAACGATTACGGTGAAATCGTGACCAAGAATCCAGCCTAAACCTGAAAAGATAACAGCCTGACCGCCATGAGCGGCTGATTCAAATCAAAGGAGAGAGCCTAATGAGCTTACTTACCAAAGACCAAATTCTTGAAGCAGACGACCTGGAAACAAAAGACGTATATGTCAAGCCCTGGGGCGGGCATGTGCGCATCCGCACAATGACAGCTTATGAGCGGGATCAGTTTGAACAAAAAATGTTTGCCAGTCGCAGTGGCAGCAAAAAAGACCGGGTTGATAACATTCGGGCAACCCTTGTTGCAATGGCAGTTGTCGATGAAGATGGCAATAGGCTGTTTACTGACAAAGATGTTAAGGCGCTGGCAAAAAAGTCAGCGGCTGCCATGGATCGAATTTTTGCTGAAACTCAAAAACTAAACGCCGTTTCCAATGAAGATGTTGAGGAAATGGCAAAAAACTCCGAAGAAACCCAAGACGAATTATCAGATGGCGAATAGCCATTAGCCTTGGGTTTCCGCATCCAGATTATATGCTACAGGCAATAACAAGCCCACAGCTTGCAGAGCTCGAAGCCTTCTGGAACATAGAAGGCGGCTGGGGTGAATGGAAGCAGGATTATCGTTTTGGCCAGCTTTGCAGCCTGCAAGCCAATATTAACCGCAATTCAAAAAAACAACCCAGGCCTTACAAGGCAGAGGATTTTGCCATGAGGCCAAAGCTGGCAAAGGCTGTCAATGCAGATGAAGCAGAAAAGCGCATCAGGGGGGCGTTTGACATGCTGGCAGGCCAGGGTAAGTCAAAAAAGAAGCGCAAGCCGCGAAAAAAGGTGCCAAACAGCAAAGATGACAACCTCTAAAATAAATACCGCAAAAGCTATTTTAATTCGCAGCGGTGGCATTTTTAGCAGGCAACACGGCAATTACAACGACTAAAATGGGCATAATGAAACATAGCAAAAACCATACAAGCTTGCTTCTGGATTTGATTTTTGCCACCCATGCGCCGACAATTCCCGGAAGCAAAAACAATGCCAAGACAAAGAAAAAAGCGACAAGCACCGGCATGTCAAGGCCAAACATGAAAACCCCCATGGTGGTTAAAAATGGCTAATATAGGTTCCCTGGTTGCAGACCTTCAACTTAATTCAGCAGAATTTAACCGTAATTTAAAAAAAGCTGAAGGTCAAACAAAATCTTTTGCATCTAAAACAAACCGCAACCTTGCCAGGATGGAGCAATCCTGGAAGCGGCATAGTCGGCAATTAACTGATATCCGTAAACGGTATCTAAATTTAAATTCCGCTATTGGCGTTTTGGCCGGGTCTGCTGGGCTGGGGCTGCTTATCAATAAAAGCATTGACGCTGCCGACAGTATTGCGAAGACCGCTGACAGTATTGGTATATCCACCAGTGCATTACAGGAATACAGATATATAGCGGAGCGATCCGGGGTTGCCACAACAAAGCTTGATGGCGGTCTTCAAACATTTACAAAACGTTTAGGGGAGCTTCGGGCCGAAACCGGGGCATTAAACACATATCTTTCTAAAACAAATGAAGGCCTTGCGGAGCAGCTTAAGCAAGCCAAAACCTCAGATGAAGCATTAAAGATATATTTCAATGCTTTAAAGCAGATTGAAAATCAGTCTGATAGAAACGCCATGGCATCAGCGGCATTTTCTAAAGCCAACGGTATCGCTATGACCAATATGGTAGACAACATTGATACACTGCGGGCCCGTTACGAGCGATTAGGGATCGAGATCGACGAAAACCTTTTACGACAGGCGGAAGCGACTCGGGATAGCATTGATGACCTGGGGGCGGTAATTAAAAACTCACTGACTCGGACCGTGTTGAGCCTGGCGTCTGAAATCGGCCAGGCGGCAGACAATATGGCTGATTGGGTGGGGCAGAATAAGGAGTTTTTGACGCAGGATATTCCTGGTCATATCCGGGACATGGCCAAAAGTGTTTCTGGATTTGTAAACTCAAAAGAATTTCAGTTGATCTCAGAGTACTGGGAGCTTCTGGCCGGTGCGGCCGTCGGATTTCGGTATGGCGGCGGAGTTGGCGCGCTAATCGGAGCGGGCGCCGGGGGCTACTGGTCGGCATACAAGGACATCAAGGAATATATCGGTCACGGCGGAAAGGTCTCCGAGGAAGCCCGGGAACTTGAAAGGTTGGTCAAAGAGTATGAATCGCTCAATAAGCGAATTTTAGAATTTCGCCGGGCTCAGGCCGAAGGCACAAAGCTAACATCAGCTCAACAGGAAGCCCTTGAAAAAATTATATCTCAGCGCGACGAAGTTTCTGAAGCGATTGATCGTCAGCGCAAAGCCCTGAAGCAGGCTGCAACACAAGCAAAAGAAACCGGAGAGCAGACAAAGAAAACCGGAGAGCAAACCGTCCACCAACTCGATGCCGTCCACGTTGCCGCAGAGGCAATTTCCGGGTCATTTTATTCCTGGGACGCCAACCTCGAAAATATCCCCCCGCACATCGGCAAAATTAGTGAGAAAACCAAAGCCCTGCAGCGGACGGCCGAAAGCATTTTTGAGGCTACGCGCACGCCGGTGGAAAACCTCTACATCGGCCTGGAGCGGCTAAACGAGCTGTATGCTCAAGGCATGGTCACCCAGGAAACCTACTACCGCGCAATCACTATGTATGGCGAAGAATACACGGCCCAGTGGGAGCGCGCCGCTGATGATGTTGTGGATGCCAACCAGGACGCGGCAGACGAAACCGATGAAATCTGGAATAACTTCGTTGAGAATACTCAGGGGATTTTAGCTGACTGGATATATGAGTGGGATCTGTCTTTTGA